TTACGGTCTTCTTGTATTTGCATTCCTTCAGCATCGGATTCAACTTTGATTATCAAAGATGGTCGCCATTTACTTTGAAGGAAGCCGGTTTTTGTCGTATTGGCTTGAACTAAATTTGTAATAGTGTCTTTGACAATTGGGATGAAACCTTGTCCTTTAAATGGCATCAAATCATCTGGAATCAAAACAAAGTGCAATAATTCGTTGGGGTCAAACTTTTGCAGCTTGTATTGAATATAATAGCTTTCGGCATCGCCATAAAATTGAACGCTGTCAATGTCCCAAATAATAAGATTGTCAAGCATCCCGTTAATTGTTTTTGGATATATAACACTATTTCCATTCGTTATCATATCGGAAACAATTTTATAAATGAAATTCTTTCGCACCATATAATTATTGGGGTAAACGTCAATTTTTCTTGACAGTTCATTTTTCAATCTGATATCCCCGTCTTCGCTGTTTTCCATGAGCATGATTGTCATGCTTGAAACTAAATCAGCAATTTTATGGATGCACTTTTTGACTTCTTCATTTTTTGTAACCGGCATATATCCGGCGGGAAGTAATATATTTTTCGCATCTTCACCATTGAGCCATAAAGCAACAGGTGAAGTTTGCCGCTTTTGTTTTTTAGTTTTCATAGAACCTTTTATAGTTCTTTCAAATAGTTTCACTAGTTCACCACCTTTCAAAACCAAGTGTTTAATTTACTGTTTTTATCACGTGCAATGATTGCTTGCTTAACAGCAACAACCGTTGCATCAAATAAATCAATTCTGAAATTGTCGCCAACCTTTTCAAAGCGTACACGTTCTTCAGCATCTTCATTTGCCTTGACATTGGAAATACAATATTCAAAAGCTTTTGATGAAAGATAAGTAAATTTCTTTTCTTTTATCTTTCGCTCAATTTCCCTAAAGGCTTCTGATTTTTTCCAAAATTGTTGCCCCGCTTCTTCCATCTTGAATTTTTGTTTCTCCATACTTCGCACAAAATCCCTTGAATTGTATTTATCAAAAGCAACCGCTTTGATTTTAAATCCTTTATCCCTCATGTTTTTGAACCACTTGACAACTTCCTCATAATCAACTAATTCGCTGTTTGTCATTGTCAACCATCCGCAATCCTTCCACCAAAAGAAGGGTATGTTGTCTTCTTCTGCTTTTGCTTTTGCTTGGGTGATTGGGATAAAACCATGAGTAATTGTAATATCAATATCTTCGTACCTTCCATAAATACAAGCGCCTGTCAAGTCAAACATTTTGGATAAATCAGCACCGCCGAACCATTGAATTTTAAGATTGGCAAGTGCTTCAATTGGGATTGGTTTATTTTCAGGAAGCTTTAATTTCGCTTTCAATTCCTTGGCTGCTTCTTCGTCTGAAATTTGAACTTCACCCATTTCAAAATAAGCTGCCATCGTGTTTGTATAAATGTTCAAAGACTTGTTTAAAAATTCACTTCTTGCGCTTGGGTCATTTTGGGCTTGCATTGCATCCGCCATAATGTCCGCCGCTCGTATTGTAACTTCATAATTTGGATTAGCTTTTTCATGTTCGATTGGATTGGTGTAATCTTCTGGGTCGTCCGCCTTGGTTATGAAAATAAAATATTGTTCATCTTCAACTTCTTTCGCCAAAACCTTTTGGCAATATTGAAGCCGCTGATAACAAAATGAATTCATGTTGCTTCCCGCTGTTGTGATACCAATTAGCAATTTATTTATATAGGCTTTCATAGCTTGCTTATATACAAAATAATCATTGGCGCTTTTATAAGCATGGATTTCATCAAGAATAAAAATATTTCCGTTTAATCCATCAGCTTTTTTTGAATCGGCTGCAAGGGCTTGTATTTTGATAGCGCCAATTTTATTTTCATCTTCATCATAAAAAGAACGGCTTATACTATGTTCACTGTTGTTGTCAAGTATCCTGAAGTTTTGCTTTTCACCCATCGCTTCGAGATTTTCTAAAATGTTATTGAAAGCTTCAAGCGCTCTATCAAGTTTGGTCGCAATGACATAAACCACTGAATAATATTTGCGCTCCAAAAGTGAAAGCGCCCATGCAAGGGCTGAAGCAAAAAACGTTTTAGAATTTTTTCTAGGTAAAAAAATGAACGCTTCTTTGTATTTGCGTTCGTCTGTCCCTGCTAAATATAAAGCAGCAACATTGTAGCAAATAAAGCGTTCCCAATCTTCAAGTATAAAATGCTCACCTTTTTTAGTTCCTTTGATATGAACAAATGTTTTTTCGATAATCCCAATAATAAATTCAGCATCTTTATGCCTGACTTCATAACGTTCATCTTGGATATCATCAAGGAATCTTTGCGCCGCTTGAATCAATTCTTTGCAAGCGACTTTTGAACCATTGACAATATCGGTTGCATATTTTAAAACAATGTCAAAATTTTTATGTTCCAAAATTATTCAGCGCCATTTCCAATTTGCTTTGCTTTTTCTTTTCCGGCTTCATGTTGTCATTGATTTTTTTCAAGCCCGCCGGCGTTAATCCTAAAGCGTTGGAATATGCAAGAATATCTTTTCTTAAAGATTCCAAAGAACCCACCAAAGGATTTTTCTTTGTGTTGTCACTGTAACCGGTTTTCTCAATTACGGTGAATTTTGTTTTCTTGAATTCTTTTTCTAGTGCCGTGTATTGGTCAATTAAGCTGCAATATATTTGAATCGTGGTGTCAAATTCTTCTTTATAAACTCCAAGCTTTTTCATGTTTTCGATTGTAAGCAATTCAATTTTTTTCAAGGAAATCACCTCCCAAAAAACTTTTCAAAAAAATCAGCTTGGTTGGAAATGCCTCCCTTGCCGCCGGTTTTCCCAATTGTGTCAAAATTTAAAACAATTAGGGGGGATAAAAAATTTTTCTTGACAAATTTTAATATCTTATTTTATGTCCACCTTTTTCAGGGTGAATTTTATTGTGGCAAGAAGCGCACACACTCACAAGGTTATTATTTTTTAATTTTAATTCTGGGAAATCATCTATTTCTTTTATATGATGAACAATCTTTGCTTCTGTATTCCTTCCGTACTTCTTGCACTCCTGACATAAGAAACCATCACGGGACAAGATGTATTGCCGTTTACTTCTCCACTTCTTAGAACAATAGAAAGGATTGGTCATAACTTTTCTAACCACCTAACACACACGGCTGCAAGTTGTGTCAACTCTTCTTCCAAGTCTCCTTCACCTTGTAGCGCTTGCGCTATCTCTCCCACTTCTTCAATAAGGATTGCCAATCTATTTGTATTCCTATCCCATACATGCAACATATCTTGGCGCTTTCTTTCTTGTGCTATGCTGTCAATGATATAGTCTTGAATCATAACGCGTAACTCCATCCATTGGTTGGTTGTGGTGTTGCATTAGATGACATATCAACAACCGGTGTCCAATTCACATTATCATTTGAAACAAATAGTTTGAATCGTGTTTGCCTTGGGTCTGCGTCTGTTGAAAACATCCATAACTTTAAAGTATCTATTGGATAAGCTGCGCCTAAATCATACACAAGGTTTGGAACCCCCGCACCAACCCACCATAACGGATAAGTACCTGAGGTCATTGCGGTCAATCCATCTGTTGCTTTGTCAATAGTTCCGCCTGAAGAAACGGCTTCACCTGAAATTGGTACTTTCCCACTTAATCTATTAGTTGCGCCTTCCATTGCTTGAAGTTCAACAAGCCTTGTTGTTGCTGCATTGGTTTGGTCGCCATATCCTTGAAATCTTACATACCGATATAAAGAAGCTGTTTCTTCCGGTGTTGCTGAAACTTGGGCTGAATTCGTTGCCCTTCCATAGTTTCCGGCTTGTACCGTATAATAATAAGTTGTTCCTTCAACAACCGTTGTATCATTCCAAGATGTTCCGGTCATCCATTGTGTTCCTGCAAGTATTGTCCCTAATTGTCCGCTAATTGTTGAACGATAAATTGTGTAAGAAGTCGTGTTTGCTGTTGCTGCCCACGAAAGAGAAATTGCACTTGCGCTTGTCGGTGTAGCTGTTACAACCGGTGCAACAGGAACCGCATTTGCTGTATCGTATGTGATTGATTTTTCAGCTTCAGTTGCACTTGCCCCAACCGCCCAATATGTCACTTTAATATTAGTTGATAAAACACCGGCTGAAGTTTGATTGACTTGAAAAGGTGCTGTGTAATTATAAACAGTAGCACTTGAACCAAGTTTATATTTAATCGCTGCGCCTTGTTCACTTGTCGAAAGTGTCACTGTTATTGGGATATTATTTTGAACTGTTGCACTTGGGCTGATTGTTGTCACCGGTGCAACCGCAATATTAATTGTCAATGTTTTAACAGCTTCAGCATAGCCGAAAATTGAAACTGTCAAAACTTTTAAAGTACAACTTGCTTGAAAAGTCAATGCTTCCGTGTAAAGTGCTGAATTGACTGTTGGTGTGCTTCCATCAGTTGTGTAATATGTTCGACAAGCAACATAATTTTGAACATCCACCCATAAAGGTTGATTGACAGTCAAAGAAATTTCTGTTACCGCACCTATTCCCGCATAACTTCCTGCATTCGTTCTGAATTGTGTTTGTGGAACTTTTGTTGTTGTATATGGTTCAACAGGAACAGTTCCTCCCGTTAATAATTGAGTTCCCGCATATATTTTTTCTATTGGTGTTGTTCCTAAAAACACATTATTAACTAGAATTGTGCCTAGCATTATAGTCAAACTAGCTGCGGTTGTGGCTGCTTTTTCAGTGGTCGCCGGTTCTTGATTTATATCGAATTGATTTTCAGGTTCATAAAGTGCGCCATAATAATCGCCGCCTTGATTAGCCATACATCCCCGCCGTTCCCAAAAAACGGCGGAACTAGTATCATTCAAAGCGTTTTCTTCTTCATTTCCTCTGAAATTAATTTGATAAATTTTTTGGGCTTCTTTTTCCGTTTCTGTCAAGTTTTCATTTGCATCAATTTCATCAAAATCAACTTGAATTAAATTAAATGGATAATATCGCCCTTTATTTACTGTAATATCAAATATTCCTGCAAGTGCTGCCCGTGATTTACAAGAAAGCTGTCTAAAAACGTCATAAGGGTTAGGAAAATAATAAGCATCAGACATTGCAAGATATTTTGTTATTGTTTCCGGCTGATTCAAAAGAGTTGAAAAGATGCTTTTCCAAGGTTCTTTTAAATAACGTCCTTCTGCGTTAGCTGCGTAATCTGTGATACTATCCGCCCATGTAACCCGCTGTGTTCTTGTGTAAGTATTTGTAACATTGACAAATTCAGCATGTTCCGCCGTATTTGCTCCAAAAGCTGCTTGAACAACCGTTGGATGATTAGCAATCATAAATGCCCAAAGTTCCTGAAGTCTGTCCGCTGCGCCATAATTATATTGTAAATTACCGGCGCTCATTCCTGCTTGGTCGTGATTGCCTGAAGTGATTGCCATTTGGTCGCTCAATGTATATCGGCTTGTTTCAAAGAATCCTGTGTTTAGATTTAAAGCTGTTTTTAAATCCTCCCACGGTAATACACCCATAGTCATTTAATCACCCCGTTACAAAATATAGTGTGTTGGGGTCTTTTGTGGCAATCGCATCATATTCAGCTTGATTCCCTTTCCAAATCCCACCATAATTAAGCATAA